TGAGTTTTTCTTTAAAGCATCGAATACCAACATTAACGTAGAAACATCGGAGTACAATTTACTGCAAACGAATTTAGTTAGCTACTCAAAATTTGAAGGGCAAAGAAGAACATTCAACACTAATGGAAAAGAAACTATTAAATGCAACACTGATTGGGTAAGCGAAGACTATGCAGAAACGATTAAGCAATTAATGCTATCTGATAGGATTTTGGTTAACGATAGACCGGCTAAAATGAATACAAAAAGTACCGAGTTATTCAAGTCAATAAATACCAAAATGATTAATTACGAAATGACATTTGACATTGCAAACGATATAATTAATTCAGTGGTTTAATGAGAGATGTACAAATTTATATTGAGGGCAAACGATTAGAATTATTCAACGATGAGAAGATTGAGATAAATTCTTCGGTACAAAACATTCAGGATATTGCAAAGGTATTTACGGATTTTAGCCAATCGTTTACTGTGCCGGCATCGACTATTAATAATCAAATATTCCAGCATTTTTATCAGTCAGATGTTAACGCAACAATTGACCACCAAATCCGTAGAGACGCAAAGATTGAAATTGACCTAACTAATTTTAGAACAGGTAAGATTCAAATAGAGAAATCTAATCTAAAAAATGGTAGTGTTGAAAGTTACACGCTGACATTCTACGGAGACATCGTTACGCTATTTGATTTGATAGGTGACGAGAAAATGAACACGTTGGATTTATCTGCCTATTCACATTTATATACAGGTAGTGAAGTACAGAGTAGAGTTACAAGTACAGCGGATTTAGATGTACGCTATCCTTTAGTATCTTCATTACGTGCATGGGAGAATTCAGGAGGTGGAGTGAATGACATCACACAAACTGCACACGCAATAGCATACACAGAGTTGTTTCCTGCAATAAAAATAAGTAGATTATTCCAAGCAATTGAGACAAAATACGACATTGATTTTCAAGGTTTATTCTTAATTGATAAAAGATTTACAGAGTGTTTTATGCACTTGAAAAATAAGGCAGAATTTAAATTTCGTACTGCATTTCAAATGGTGGATTTAACAAGTACATATCCATCCAATAACTATTTTGATTTAGTAGATAATTCGTTGCATATAGAATATTCACAATCTTTAATACATAGAGTTTACGCATCTGTTGCTTATGTTTCTGACCCTACAATAAATTACTATATTGATGTTTTCGAAAATGGAATATATCAAACTACAGTTACTGCAATGGGACTTGGAACTAATTTAATTGCAGAATATTTAGATACACCTGGACTTGATAAGAAAATAACTTTAAATGTATCTTCCGATTTCCCTATGACAATAAGGGTAAATATGCAATACGATAATATACCACAACAATCTTTTTTTGCAGATGGAACAAACCAAGCATTAATTGGCACAGTTGATTTGTCTGCTGCAATGCCTGACATGAAGATAGCGGATTTCATTACGGGAATACTTAAAAAGTTTAATCTTACTTGTTATGGCTTAACACCTTATGCATTCCAAGTTGAGCCATTAGAGGATTGGTATAAGAAAGGTAGAATATTGAATATAACGCCTTATACGGACATTGATTCGGTAGATATTGAGCGTATTAAAATCTATAAAGAGATTAGTTTTGCGCATGAAGTATCTCAATCCGTTACTAATGTAGAATTTTACGATACATTTGGTAGGCAATATGGTGATTTACAGCAGTCTTACAACTACGAATCAAGCGAATATCAAGTAAAAGTGCCATTTGAAAACCTATTATTCAACAAATTTACGGGTACAAATCTACAAGTAGGTTATTATTTGGATAAAAGTTTAGTTCCATACATTCCGAAGCCGGTATTAATGTATATTGAGGAAGCAAAAACGTGCAGTTTTAAGTTCAATAATGGTTCGACAGTTGATACATTAACAAGTTATAGACCATTTGGGCAGGATTTAACCTACAATAACTTCAAATGGTCGCTTAATTTTGGCGCTGATATTTCAACTTTGTATAATGTAGTGAATCCAAATAGCATTTATAGCGTGTATTATTCAGGTTATTTAAATAATTTGTATGCACGTAAAAATAGAATGTATACGTACAAGACTAAACTGCCAATTTCTATTTTAACAAGTCTTAAATTAAACGATAGGCTGATAATTCGAGACAAGCGTTACATAATAAATGAAATGAAATCCGAACTTACAAGCGGTGATGTTACCTTTGTTTTAATATTGGATTTCAGGGCAATGAATGCGATTACTACATCTCCAGTGCCTAAACCAAGCGGAACAATCACAGTGCCTATATTAATAGGAAATCAAGTTACTAAAATAACTATTGATGTGGGTACAACGGGAGTTACTGCGAGTAAATCTATTATAACAACAGATGAGGAAGTAGTGTTTACTTATCCTGAAAATACAACATCATTCTACACTATTGGAACGGAAGATGGCGATGCGTTAGTTACTGAGCAGTTAATTAAATTACGAAGCGAAGAGGGTAGTGTAAAGGTTTACGATATTCTACTAACAAGCGAATTTGAAAACGGATTAAGAGAAGTTACACATTTATATATAATTCAAGAATGATAAAAAACATAATAGCAATGCTTCAAATCGGCGAGCATTTAGGAGTGTCAGAAAACATCGAAATAGCGAAAGGAAAGTACAAATTTTCAACGTCTATTAAGGCACATTGGAAACAAGCAAGGAGAGAAATAATAATGGCAAAAACAAAAGGCAATGGCGGAAAAAAGAACGATTGAATTAGAAATAAAAGAATCGGGTTTTAAATCCTTAAAAGCGCAGTTAAGAGAAGCCCAAGCGGATGTTGCTGCAATGTCCGAAAAGTTTGGTGCAACGAGTAGAGAGGCAGCAAATGCGGCAAAGGCAGCTGGTTTACTTAAAGACCAAATCGAAGATGCTAAAATGCTTACGGATTCCTTTAATCCTGATGCTAAATTTAAAGCATTAAGTAGTTCAATTGGTGGCGTATTAAATGGATTCCAAGCGTACGAGGGTGCGATGGGTTTAATTGGCGTTGAATCTGAAGAACTACAAGCTACATTGCTAAAGGTGCAATCTGCAATGGCATTGTCTCAAGGTATTCAAGGCGCATTAGAAGCAAAAGATTCCTTTGTTGCGTTAGGTTCGGTTGTTAAAGATGCGTTCGGAAAAATGACTGCTGCGAGTAAAGCATTTATGGTTACCGGAATCGGTCTTTTAATTGCCGGAGTTGGTTTACTTGTTGCTAATTGGGAGTCAGTTAGTCAGGCATTAGGAGCTGCAACAGATGCACAAAGATTAAATAGCAAGGTTATTGCAGAGGCTACAACTGCTATAAGCAAAGAAGTAAATGCAGCTGATGCCTTAAGCAATTCATTGAAAGACGAGACATTAAATCGTGCGGAAAAAGTAAGATTAATAAAGGAATTTCAAGCAGATTATCCGGGCTTGTTACGAAATGTTAATTTAGAGAAAGATTCTATTAAAAGCATAAATGAGCAATTAGGCGACAATATAAAACTACTTCAATTACAAGCGGAAGCAAAGGCACTTGCTGCAATTCGTGAGGAAACATATACAAAGAAATCACAACTACAATTACAACTTCAAACCGAAGCAATAGAAAATGCAGGTACTGCTACATTTAATTATGGTGAAAGTGCTGCAAATGGTTTTTTAGGATTTAGTTCAGGTGCTGAAAATGCAGCAAACGCAACCAAGAAATTAGGTGACTTTCAAAATAGTTCTACTAAATCTTTAGAGAAGCAAATCAAATCCATTGATGACTCGGAAAAATCTTTAAATAAAAAGATTGATGCATTAAAGAAAACCGGAGCAGCAACTGGAGAATTAACAGATGCTGAAAAGAAAGCGGAAGAGGCAGAGACTAAATTAGCGGAAGAAAGAGCAGAAAAAAGAAAGTCTGAATTAGAACAATTAAAGCAATTTATAAAAGATGCAACAAAGGCGAATTTAGATGGTGCAAAATCTGAGCAACAAGTTGAACTTGATAACATAGAATTAAAATATAAAGAACAAATTGCACTTGCTAAAAAATATGGTAAGGATACTACTCAATTAATTGAAGCACAAAAAAATGAGCAAAATTTAGTAAATACAAAGTATATACAACTTGAACTTGATGCAGAACAAGAAAAACAAGATAAACTTGATGCACTTGCTATATCTGAAAATGAAAAAAGAATTCAATTAGAGGATGCGTTATTTGAATTGGAGCGAAGTTTAACAGAAACAAAACTTGAAAAAGAGTTGATGGATTTGGCTATTGCTTATGATGAAAAATATGCATTAGCTGCCGATAATGCAGAACTTATAAAATTACTTGATGAGCAGTATGTAAAAGATAAAGCGGTTATTAATAAAGACGCAGCAGATGCCGAAATAGCATTATCAAAATTAACAACAGCACAAAAAATAGAAGCAGTCGAAGCAGTTGCAGCTACATTCGCACAATTAGCTAACTTATTAGGTGAACAAACGGCAGCGGGTAAAGCAGCAGCAATTGCAGCGGCAACAATAGAAACATTTTTATCAGCACAAAAGGCTTATTCTGCAACTGTTGGTATTCCATTTGTAGGCCCGGTATTAGCACCAATAAATGCGGGTATTGCAATTGCTGCGGGTATTAAAAATATCAAGGCAATTACATCTGTTAAGACTCCGAATGGTGGCGGTGGCGGTGGAAATATACCAACTGCTCCAAGTGGCGGTGGTGGTGTTTCTGCGCCAAACTTTAACATCGTAGGCAACTCAGGAATAAACCAACTTGCCGAACTTGGCGGACAACCAATTCAAGCGTATGTAGTAAGCGGCGAGGTAACATCCGCACAAGCATTAGACAGAAATCGAATACAAAATGCAAGTTTTTAAATTATAGTGATATGGAGAAGAGACAATTAATAGAGTTAATTATTGACGAGACAAATTTAACGGATGAGGTATTCGCAATATCAGTTGTAAATAAACCTGCAATCGAATCGGACTTTATTGCTTTATCGGAACAAGTTGTGGAATTGAAAGTAATTGACGAGGAGAAAAAAGTACTTATGGGTGCTGCTTTAATTCCAAATAAGAAGATACCGAGATTAGACAAGAATGATAAGGTGTACGATATTTGGTTTTCAGAGGCTACAATCGAAAAAGCAAGTCAATTGTTTTTAATGCGTAACTATCAAAATGAGGTTACGATGGAACATAACCAAAAGTTAAAGGATATGTCGGTTGTGGAATCGTGGATTATTGAAGATTCTGAAATGGATAAATCTAAGTTGTACGGATTTTCGTTTCCTAAAGGTACTTGGATGGTTGCTATGAAAGTAGATAACGAGGATGTTTGGAACGATGTTAAATCGGGTAAGATTAAAGGCTATTCAATCGAAGGTAGATTTTCGGATAATATGGAACTAAAAGCAATAGACGAAGAACAAGAATTAATAGAAAAAATTAAACAAATACTAACTAATAATGGAAAATAAAACACCAAGCAAAACAAGTCCTAAAGGTGGCAAACGTGGTTGTCTATGCAAAAACGGAACATACGACAAAAAATGTTGCGATGGAAGTCTACAAGCGCAAGGCATTGGAAGTGCAATTTCTAACACAATAAATAACGTTGAAAGAACAAGCACAACAAGGGTTATCGTTAGCAATTAAGCAAAAAATTAAAACAAAATAATAACAATTTAATTATAAGTATATGAACATTATAAATCAAATTAAAACTTTACTTAATATGGAAGTAAAATTAGAGCAGTTAAGACTTGCTGATGGAATGACAGTTTTAGAGGCTGATTCATTCGAGCCTGGAATGGAAGTTTTTATAGTAACTGAAGACGAGCAACAGATTCCTGTTCCGGTTGGTGAATACGAAATGGAAGATGGTCGTATTTTGGTAGTAATGGCAGAAGGTGTTATTGCTGAAATCAAAGAGAAAATGGAAGAAGAAGAAGTTGAAACACCTGAAGCAAAAGTAGAAATCGAAGTTGCTGCGGAAGTTGAAGCACCTACTGCATCTGTAACACCAAAGAAAACTATTGAATCAGTAACTAAAGAATCTTTCTTTTCGGAAATCGAAGCATTAAAAGCTGAAATCGTAGAATTAAAAGCACAAATTGAAACATCTAAAGTTGAAGAAATCGTTGAACTTGCTGAAACGCCAAAGCCAATTTCATTTAATCCTGAAAATACTACAAATGTAGAGGGAATGAAATAT